CCATACAGGCCAAGGTCGCCGAGGCTTATGGCCTCACGACCGCCGATATTCTTTCGCCTCGCCGTATCTATCGATTATCGTTTGCCAGGCATGTCGCGATGTATCTTTCAAGGCAGATGACGCCGTCGTTCGGCCTTCCTGAAATCGGACGGCGCTTCGGCGGCAGAGACCATACGACGGTCCTTCACGCCGTTCACCACATCGGCCAGTTGGTCAAGATCGATCCGAGCTTCGCCGCTAAAATCGACGCGCTCAGGGCTGCGATCATCGCCGAGAGGGCAGAGCCATGACTCGCATCATCAGGATTTTCACCGCCAGGATCTTACAGCGCTTAGGGAAACTGTGCCTCCGTATGGGCGCTGCCTACCTCGATCTCGCTAGGGCTATCGCCCCATGGCTAGAGAAGCGGCCATGACTGAGGACGTGCGCATGACGTGGCCCTTCGCCCCCCTTGTCCCTATGTCATATGAGGTTTTATCGGTCGATCCGCCGTGGCGATTCCGAACATGGAGCGAAACTAACCAAGCCAAGTCTGCGAGTCGTCATTACGATTTGATGATGATCGACGATATCAAAGCGCTGCCCGTCGGGCAACTGGCGCAGGGCGATTGCCTGCTTTTGCTATGGGCTACTGCTCCGATGTTGCCGCAAGCGCTCGATTGCATGAAGGCATGGGGTTTTGCCTACAAATCTACGATGGTCTGGCGCAAGGTCACGGCGAGCGGCAAGGTCCGCATGGCAACCGGATATTGGGCGCGCTCGATGCATGAGCAAGTGCTGATCGGTTGCATCGGCAAACCGCGAAAATTCTCCGCGTTCCCTTCACTGTTCGATGGCCTCGCACGAGAGCACAGCCGCAAGCCTGACGAATTTTTCAATCTGGTTGCCAAACATACCGCCGGTCTCCGTCGCGCCGATGTCTTCGGCCGCCAGACGCGATCCGGTTGGGATTGCTTCGGTCACGAGTCCACCAAATACGATGAAGCCGCCGAGTAAATCACAAACAGGAGGTGTCCCTTGCCCAGAGCCGCAAAGAAGATCGAAGACCAGATTGAAGAAACCGAACAACCGCCGGTCCCGCCGGATCATAACGGCGAGATGGAACTGACCGAAGCGGAAAAGCGCTCGCTGCTCGTCAACGGCCTCGCCGAGATCGAGCGCCATGTCGTGGAAAAGGATCGCGTCGTCGCGCTGATCCGCTCCTCGCGCAAGCGCCTCGTCGCCAATGGCTTCAAGCCAAAGCTGATCGACTATGCGCTCCGCTTGCGCAAGAACGACGAGGCTGAAGAGATCGAGCACCGCCGCGCGGAGGCCGAGATCGCCCGCTTCCTCAATCACCCGATCGGCACCCAACCGGAATTGCCGTTCAACGTTGTGGACCGGACGCCGGCGGTTGATCGCGCGTTCATTGAAGGAGAAATAGCTGGCAGCGAGGGACAACCCTGCGCCTGCCCGCACGTTCCCGGTCCAATCGAACAGGCCTGGATCAAGGGATGGGGCCAAGGCCAGGAAACCCTTATGTCCGCGTTCAAGAAGCTCGAGGCCAAGGCGGAAGCCGAGGCTGCGGACGAAGAGGAAGGCGAAGACGCTTGATCATAGCCGGATTCGACATCGCCACCACAACCGGCGCTGCGGTTCTCCGTGGCAGTACGGTTTTGCATGTCGAAGCCTTCCGCTCGCCGGGCACCGCTGACGGGCTCGTGTTCAGGAATTTCCGCCGCTGGTTCCGAAACATCCTGACTGGCCACCATGTCGAGCGCGTGGCGATCGAGCAACCCCTCGTCACCAACATCACCGCGCCCGACACAAGGCCACGGGCGCGTCCCGGCGAAACCCATAACCCCATCACCATGAAAACCTATCTGCGCCTGTACGGCCTCCGCGCGCACGCTGTGGAGCTATGCGAGCGGCTCGGCGTCGATTGTATAGAAGTGCATCAGGGGACATGGCGGAAATCCTTCACCGGCAACGGCCGGGCCACCAAAGAGCAAACGCTGCTGATCGCACAGCGGATCGTGCCGGGGCTGAAATCCAAGGACATTGCCGACGCGATCGGGGTGGCCTGGCATTTGAATGGCGAGCTCGCCCAGCAAAAACTGTTCGGAGACGCTGCATGACCACGTTTAGCGTCAAAAACTTTGAGAAATTCCAGCACTACAAGGACCGTTCTCCGCCTTGGATTAAGCTCTACAACGAGTTGCTTGACGACTACGAATTTGGGCTGTTGCCGGACGCTAGCAAGATGCATCTTGTTGCTATCTGGTTGCTAGCAAGTCGCTCCGAAAACAAAATACCATTCGATCCGGCATGGGTTGCGAGGCGCATTAACGCCACCGAACAGGTCAACTTGAGGCTACTGGCTGATCGCGGATTTATTCTTTTAGATCAACCGCTACATACTGCGGAGCAAGTTGCTAGCGAGCCGATAGCAGAACGCTTGCCCAGAGGAGAGGGACAAGTAGAGGATATAGAACAGGAGAGGGAGAAGCGCGATGCCGCGCTCCCGCTAGGGGATGTTCCAGCTCGGAAGGAGCGGCGTCAATCGAAAAGGGCAACCACCTTTCCCGAGGATTTTTTGCTCACCGAGCCACGCCGAAAATATGCTGCCGATCACGGCTTCACGGGGATCGGAGCAGAGCGCATGTTCGAGGCCTTTCGTAACCACCATCAGTCGAAGGGGACTGTCTTTGCGGATTGGGATGCTGGTTGGCGCAAGTGGGTCAGCAACCAGGTTGCCTTCAATGAACAGCGGACTAACCGCGTCAGTGGCGGCATGGACCCGCGGTTTTGAAAACCGCCGACGATATCCTTCGGGAGTTTCGGATCGTTTCGCGGACGGGAAACGCGGGACGGTTCAAAACGCAATGCCCGCAATGCTCATTCCTGCGGAAAAAGAAAAACATGCGCTGCCTAAGCGTCAAGATCGATACCGAGGGCGTGCAGTTTTGCTGCCACCACTGCAAATTCAAGGGCGGAGCTTTCTATGATAGCAAAGATACTTGGGCCAATCGGGACCAAAGCAATCGAAAGCCGCGGGCTGTGCCCGGAGACGGTCGCTCGGTTCGGAGTTTATACCGCTAAACGAAACGCGGACGGCGAAGTTGTGCCGGACGCCGCTGGCAACATCGTTACATTCCCATTCGATGAGCACGGCGTCACGGTTGCGGAAAAATATCGCGCGCCGGGAAAGAAGTTCTGGCAACGCACTGGCGGCCGCAAGACGTTTTGGAATTCGGACGCGCTCGACGATCCGGCGCTACTCGACGGACGGATGGCGCTGATTATCACCGAGGGCGAGCTTGACGCTTTGACCGCGATTGATTGCGGTTTCCCGCTCACCGTGTCGGTGCCGGACGGAGCGCCACCGGCACTGAAGGAAGGCGCGGACAAGATTGTGTCATTGGAAAACGAAGGTACAAAATTCGATTACATGTTGAACAACAAGGCGCGGCTGAAAGCGATCAAGCGGTTTGTGATTGCTGTAGATAACGATGCGCCTGGCCAGCGGCTCGCGTCCGAATTGGTGCGTCGACTATCGGCTTCGCGTTGCCGTTTCGTGATCTACCCGGAAGGCTGCAAGGATCTGAATGACGTGCTGATGAAGCACGGGCCGCAGACAGTCACGGCGGTTCTCAACGGGGCCAAGGATTATCCGGTCAAAGGCGTTTATCGTTTCGACGATTACCCCGACAAAAAACAAATCGAGACGTTTTCGACCGGATGGGAAACCGTCGATCAGATATTCAAACCGTTCGTGCCGTCGTTCACGGTTGTTACCGGCGTGCCGGGTCATGGCAAAAGTTCGTGGCTGATGAATTTGCTGGTAAACCTAGCGGAGTTGCACGGCTGGAAGTCCGCAGTGTTTTCGCCAGAGATGCCGGTCGTTCCGCATTTGCGCGACAAGATGCGGCGCATCGCGGGCCGTCGTGCCGTCCCGTATATCCACAAAGATTGCCTCGCCGATATCGACCGGTGGCTCGGCGAGCATTTCCTTTTCATCGATCATCAGGATGACGACGATTCCGATATGACGCTGGATTGGCTACTCGACCGCGCCGAGGATGCTGTGTTTCGTTATGGCATCAGGGCCTTGGTCATCGATCCGTGGAATGAAGTCGATCACGCCAAGCGGCGCGATGAAACCATGACCGAGTATATCGCCCGCGGAGTTCGCGAACTGAAAAAGTTCGGCCGCAAATATGAACTGGCTGTGTTTGTGGTGGTGCATCCTACCAAGGATGTTGGCAAGGACGGCAAGAGTCGCGTGCCGAGTTTGTACGATTGCGACGGCAGTGCGACATGGTTTAACAAGCCGGACGTGGGGATCGTGATCGACCGGCCCGACGCTCGGATTGACGAGAGCACAATCTACGTAAGCAAAATCCGCTTCGAAGGCACCGGCGAAAAGGGCTCCGTCAAAATGAAATTCGACCGCGAAACATCGCGTTACGAATTGCTCGACCACAATCCGCAGCTCGACATGATCGCATGAGGGGGAAAATGAATGGGCGAGAATAGCAAAATCGAGTGGACCACGCACTCATGGAATCCTTGGCTTGGGTGCCAGAAAGTATCGGCTGGCTGTGATCATTGCTATGCGGAAGCGCTGATGGACAAACGCTACCACAGGGTCGAATGGGGTCCGCACGGCGAGCGCAAGCGCACCAGCGCAGCGAATTGGAAGCTGCCATTGCGGTGGGCCAAGACAGTGCGGGCTACAGGCGAGCGTCCGCGCGTGTTCTGTGCGTCTTTGGCTGACGTGTTCGATAATCAAGCGCCTGATGTTTGGCGCTCCGATCTGTTCGCGTTGATCGAGGAAACGCCAGAGCTTGATTGGTTGCTGCTTACCAAGCGGCCGGAAAACATCGGCAAGATGCTTTGGCCGAAGTGGGATTTGAAAATTCCGAGCAACATCTGGCTCGGCACCACCTGCGAGGATCAAGCGGCATTTGATCGTCGCTGGCCCATTCTTCAGCAATTTCACGTTCGCGTTCGGTTCATCAGCTACGAGCCTGCGATCGGCGAATTGACGATGGCGAAGCATACGATCAAGCCGGATTGGCTGATCTGTGGAGGCGAGTCCGGTCAAGGTCATCGCGCGATGCCGGCGCACTGGGCCTACCGGATCATGGACGAATGCGTGGGAAATTTCGTTCCGTTCTTCTTCAAGCAGATGGCCGGCAAGAAGCCGATCCCCGATGATTTGCTCGTCAGACAATTTCCAATGCCGCTTGTACCGCGTCCAACTTCGCTCGCATCACTGGGAATTTGAAATGGCCTACAGCCTGCCAAAGATCGAATGGGACACAGAAAAAATCGTCGCTTGGGCGTACCAGGAAGAATTATCCAAGCGCCAAACCTCATCGGCAGAAGGCATCTGGGACCGCATCCTCGAGGACGGCCAGCGTGGCGGGATCGATCCGGGCCACGGCGCAGCGCAGCGCTACCCCCATTTCGGCTTGCCGGACCCGGACGCGATCGTGGTTGAAAATGCCGTGGCCTGTCTGGAGGATACCATCATCGACTGGCCGCAGAGTTTTGACGCCATCGCGGGAGACCTCGGCGCGCTGGTCACGGTCAACGACATGACGCGGCAGGGCGGGAAGGTAACGAGGCCGAAGGCCGCCGGATGGGGCAGGGCTGGCGCGAAGGCTATCAAAGCCTGGTGGGGTGACAAGGATGAACAGCCGGTCGAGGACCGCCCGCGCGATGTGCTGATGGTCGGAGGCTTGCGCACGGCGGCGCTGGTGACAATGCACGCGGTGCGCGGGACGCGGCCGGACTGGGTCGAGGAGCACCCAAAGCCCTCCATGGTATCGGCGTCCCGAGGCCCGAACGCCCATGTCGTCGGGGATTGCCGCGGGAAAAACCTCTACTCGATTGGGGCCTATTGCCCATTAAAATGGTCGCCATCGCCGCTGTCGATCATATCAAGCCGGGCCGAATATGTCGCGTGGCACCACGGGCTGGTGGAATTATCGCGCATGCTGTTGCTGGCGAAATTCTCAGCGCTGCCGCCGCGGGCCTCGGCAACCCCGTGGCTGGACCGCGACGAACAGGGCGAACCGGAATCGCATCTGAGGCCGGTTCTGCCGACGGCATTCAACTCGGTAAGCGGGTGGGGAACGCTGCCTCTGGCGCCGTTGCGGGGGCGCATGGGACCACCGTTGCGAGCAAGGAAGGCTGGCCCGGTGCGCTATCTCGACAAATGTGGCAATGGGTAACTGAAATGGCAACCGTTTTCGTCGTGTATCTGGAGCACGGTGACAATTTTAAGGACTGCAGCGAACCATTATTTGCTTTTGGCTCTCGCAGGAAACTCGATGCATTCATTGCCGAGCGTAAGCTGAGCGAGCCAACGGTTGATTATTTGGATGTCGAGCTCGATGTGGATGAGGACAAATAAGATTACAACAGCTATGTTCAGGGCGGGTCTCAAAGCTTGGTACGATTACGACAGTAGATTTGAAAGTGAAGAGGAATTGCATGCGAGCGATGTTAGAAGCGATGATGGAAGCCCAAGCGGGCGGGTAACAAACAAACGGGAGGTTGATTATGAGAGCAGCAAAACTTGGCGAAGCTTTGGCAGACGCGGGAATTCATCCGCGCGATGTTGAATTTGATATTGCCATCGCGAAATATCTGAATTCAGGCGGCACGATTGAGGGCGCGCTTGCTCGCCTCAATGCTGCCGCTGCGCGAATGCCGGGGATGGGCCAGGCGGCCAGTGCATATGAGTGCCACCTCACAGATGCCCAGACCCGGCAGCAAGTTGAAGATGGCGGGGCCATACCCGTTGAGCCGCAAGGCCAAAGTGCAGTTGCCCTGTCATCTTCATCCACTCCGGACAGGGAGGGCCACATTCGCGGTGCCAATCTTGGCCACCTCCCCGCTGCCCAGCCTGTCCGCGAGCCATCCCGCACCGAGCGCGGCCTGAGCTCAATCAAGCTCGTGCAGTCGACTATCCAAAAGGGATTGCTCGAACTTCGAAAGACGTCAGACGGTCGCTCTTGGGGAGCGGTGGGCTGGCATGAACTCGACGGCATGGATAGGGACGGCGCCATTGCGCGGCTGATCAAGTCGGGCGTCAATCCCCCGAAAAATCAACACGCTGAACTTCGCTCATTCCTATCAAACAAACAGTTCGAGGAAATTTGCAATGCCGCGAAAAAGCAAAACGATTTCGTTTGACGCAAGCTTGGCGATCAAAGAATTGATCGAACTCGGCGTTCGGCGCAAGCAGTTCATCAAGGCGTCGATCCGGGTATCCAATGCATCGGGCGCGCTGGTGCGTCGCGCGCTCGGCTGGCAGATGGATTTGCCGCCTGCCGAACTGACAAAGATCAACGCCAAAGCCGCTAAGATATTATCTGCGGAAGATCCTGCCGAGTTGCCGGCCGAACTGGAGGAAATCGCAACCATCCTCGCATCCGACATTGCGAGCAGCCGCGCCATGTGTGAGCCGGCAAAGAAACAGATAGCATCGATCGAACTCGCGATGCGCAAACTTGCACGACAATTCGAGGTATGGAAATGGGCGAAGGAAGTCCGCGGCCTCAGCGATCTGGGATTAGCCGTTGTACTTGCGGAGGCTGGCGCGCTTGATAGGTATTCGGGCAAAAATGGTTATGGCAAGCTCTGGAAGCGCCTCGGCTTGGCGCCGATCACGAAAGACGGCCAGACGAAAGCCTGCTCGACGTGGCGCAAGAGCGGCGGCCTCACCTCGGAGGAATGGCAGGACACCGGACCGAACGGGCCGAAGTACGCGCCGAAACGTAGGGCCTCGATTTTCTCTCAGGTCGGCAACCCGATCATCGGCGGCATGGGCAAAGGCTATCGGCCGCTCGTCGGCGAGGACATCGAACAGAATCCGAAGCTGAGCTATTACGAAAAGGTCTTCGTGCATCGGCTTCGCTCCGAAGCCGCGCGCGACGATGAGATGAGGCGCCCTGACACCAAGGAAGGCAAGGAGAGCTTCTCGAAATACTGCGCGTTCCGAGCGCAGCGATATACCGAAAAACGCTTGCTGAAACATCTTTGGCAGGCGTGGCGGCGGGCCAGTGTCGACATGGCTGTAAAGCCCACCAACCATGTGCCCGCCGCAGAAATCACGCCGCAAGGCGTGGGGGAGGCCAGGCAAATGGTGCCCGCAAGGGCCATTTTAAAGCTGCCTCCCCACCAATTCAGGGATGCCGCCGAGTGATCGGTGGCGGGTGTCGGCCATCCTACGCGCGCTCCAGAAGAGCCAAGATCAACCTGCCGACACCCATTAAATTCGCTGGCCTCCCCGCGTAACAGGCGAAGGCATTAAGTCAGAGAGGTAACTGAAATGCCAATCAACCGAAGAAAGCTTCTCACGCTATTTGGACTTGGCGCTGTCCTTGGTCCGAGCGCGGTGGCGCCGATCGCGGTCGCGAGTGGAGCGAAGACGCTTCCACCAAAGTGGGGCACCATTGATCTCGTGGTCGCCAGAGGTGCCGACGGCATTCCGACAATGCTCGGCAAGGGCGATTTCATTGTCTCTTCAGAGAGGCTCAAACGAGCTCGGTTTATTTTTCGGCTCGTTCGTAATGGGCTGACGCCTGAAGAGGCATCTGCCACATATGAATCACTTGAGCGCTCCGGTCGTCTTGACGAAGTCGCTGAAATTCTTCGCCGGGAGCTTGAAGAAGCGGGTTGGAAAAAGGTCGCAGAATGGGAGGCTGCCGCGGCGGTCATCCCGGGAGAAATAACCGCAGACGACATATCTTGGGCGGAACGCGCTATCGCGGCGATTGAAGACGGCGAGGGCCGCCCATGACCAAGGACCCCACCCCGAGGGCCGACGCGCTCCGCGCCATGAGGGAGCAAAAATACGGCCACATCCAAGCCACGGCCTCACCTCCGAAGCGAAAACTGGTTCCGTTCGCCGGCAAAGATGATACCGGCCGCGGCCCGGACAAGTCTAAATCGCCAAGGAAGCGGCGCAAAATCGGGCGGAAAGGCGGGCCGTAGGGAGTAACACAAAAATGGCTAGAGGAATGGGTCAGCATACTCGAGATGATCGACACGCCACAATTCGACAGATGGTTTCCGATGGGAAAACCTATTCGGACATAGGGGTTCATTTCGGGATCAGCCGCGAGCGCGTGAGGCAGATCGCCGAGAAAATCGGAGCCGCATCTGTCCGAAGATGGCACCGCAAAGAGTCAGCCGCTGTAAGGCTCAGGACCCTTCGCGACGCCAACAAAACGGCTTCGAAAACGGGTTTGACTTTGGCGCGTCTGAGGGAATTGCTGGAGTATGACCGTTTTACAGGAAGATGGTTCTGGCGAGGAGCGGCTTGTAAACGTGCCGGGACATTGGCCGGGACGCTGCATCAATTTGGTTATGTCCAAATCCGCGTTGATGGTAAATTATACATGGCCCATGTGCTTGCGTGGTTTTATTCCTTCGAATGCTGGCCCAAAAATGAGATTGACCATGTGAACGGACGTCCGAGCGATAATCGTTTGAATAATTTGCGCCAAGCCACCCCAATGCAAAATCAAGGAAATCGTCCGGCTTCAAAGAATAATACGAGTGGGTTTAAGGGAGTTTGGAAGAACGGCAACAGATGGGTTGCTGAGGTTGCTCACGTTCGGCTTGGATCTTTCAATACGCCGGAGGAGGCCGCAGCTAAGGTCGCCGAGGCTTCTAAAATCCGGTACGGTGAATTCGCCTGCTTGGCCCTTGACGCAAGGCAAAGGTAGTGACAAGGTGGGAACCATCGGAATTGTTTCAGAAAAGCCCGCCCGGCCCAAAAGCCGCTGGCGGGTTTCGCGTTTCATGGGAGGCCGTGATGTGATGGGCGACGTCGTCAGCTTCAAGCCACCGAAGAAGCTCTCCGGCTTCATCCCGGAACAACCGGTCTGCGGCGAATGCATCTCGAACGGCGACGGCGGCTATATCTGCCGTGGCGGGAACTGCGCGGGCGACATCACGCCGATGGCGCTTCTGCCTCATTACAGGCCGCCCGAAGGCGACCCAGCGGCATGAGGGCGTTCGTGGAACCGTTTTCACGTGAAATAAATTCCCAGCCCGTGATCGCAGGTTTGATTAGGAATCAAAGTAAATCAGATGGCCAGAGGCGGTAAAAGACCGGGCGCCGGCAGACCAAAGGGCTCGGTTGGCAAGTCCAACGAGAGAACCAGGCGAGAAGCTGCTGAGTCCGGCGAAACGCCCCATCAATACATGCTACGGATCATGCGGGACGAAACGGCCGAAACCGAGCGGCGTGACCGGATGGCGATCGCCGCAGCGCCCTACCAGCATGCCCGGCTGGCCTCGGTCGAGCACATGGGCAAGGGCGGGGGACCGATAGAGTATTCCGATGCACGCGACCGCTTTTCACATCTCGTCGATCGCGAGGCTACCGCCAGCGAACCGGCAGAGGATAATCCAACAACTCACTGACACGGAGCTTGAGGAGCTTTTGCGGGATTGGGCGTTCTTTGCCCGTCCCGAGCAAGTGGCGCCGACCGAGCGTGAATGGCGGACATGGCTGTTCCTCGCCGGTCGGGGTGCCGGCAAGACACGGGCCGGGGCGGAATGGGTGCGCGACCGGGTCAAAGCCGGCTATGAACGGCTGGCGCTGATCGCACCGACCGCGGCGGATGCCCGCGATGTTATGGTCGAGGGCACCAGCGGCGTTCTGTCTGTTTCGTGGCAGCATGACAAGGACCACAAGGGTAGGCTGATTGGGCTGCCCAGCTATGAACCGTCCAAACGCCGCCTGACGTGGGGCAATGGCGCCATGGCTACCTTGTTTTCGGCGGAGGAGCCGGAGCGGTTGCGCGGGCCGCAACACGACGCGATCTGGGCCGATGAATTGGCGGCTTGGAAGGAACCGCAAGACGCCTGGGACATGGCGATGTTCGGCTTGCGGCTCGGCACTGATCCGAAAGTGATGGTCTCGACCACGCCGCGGCCGATCCCGTTGCTTCGCGCATTGCTGAAGGATGAAACCTCGGTCGTCACCAAGGCGACGACCTACGCGAATAGGGCAAACCTAGCCGGCGCGTTCCTGACGCAGATCGTTTCAAAATACGAGGGGACGCGGCTCGGTCGGCAGGAACTTGCCGGCGAGCTACTCGAGGAAGCCGAGGGCGCGCTGTGGAATCGCGCCATGATCGAGCGAGCGCGGTTAACAGAGCCACCGCCAGCCTTCCGGCGCGTCGTGGTTGCGGTTGACCCGGCGGTGACCAACAAGGCCGAGTCCAACCTGACCGGCATTGTAGCGGCCGCCAGGGGCGTTGACGGGCGTGGCTATGTGCTGGCCGATGCCTCGGGGCGATATTCGCCGGACACCTGGGCGCGCAAGGCTGTCGAACAGTTCGATTCGCTGCAGGCCGACCGCATCGTGGCGGAAGGCAACCAGGGCGGCGATCTGGTTACCCATACGATTCAGAGTGTGCGGGAGCACTGTCCGGTTACGATCGTGCACGCCAGCCGCGGCAAGCAGGCGAGGGCCGAGCCGATCGCGGCGCTCTACGAGCAGAACAAGATCAGCCACGTCGGCACGTTTCCGGAGTTGGAGGACCAGATGGCGACGTGGGAGCCATTGGGCGACCAGCCATCGCCGGATCGCATTGATGCGCTGGTGTGGGCGCTGACCGAATTGATGATCAACCTGCCGCCCTATGATTCATCTCTGGACTGGGTGAGCGGGTGAGGTGGCAATCCCCTGGTCTCACGAGTCATGCCGGGCACATCGCCGATATCTTTCCTCAGTGACGTTGAGAAGGTGGACGTGGTCTACTCTCTCGCTGCTGAAACAACTATCGGCGACCTCACGACTGACCGCGTTTATAATATAGGTGGCCGATGGAGCCACACTATCTGGGTGAGTAAAGACAAAAAAGTAAGTGAATCTCTTCATGACAGTTCGCTGGACTGGGTGAGCGGCTAGTTCAATCGCAGCCGCAGGAAGCAATTTCTGGGGGGTATACCATGTCTGAGCAGGAAAAGCTGCCCAAGCAATTCCCCGGCTCGCCGCAGCAGCCCGCGCCCGTTGAACCAAAGCCCAAGCCGGTGCGCAACACCGACGATCCGTCAACCAAACCTGCCACGAAATAATCGCCATGATGATTCTTAGAGTTTTCGCAGTGCTTGCGATAGCGCTGACGCCAGCGCTTGCCCATGACAAGCACTACGCGATCAGCAAGGAGCTCCATGACTGGTTCATGGAATTAAAGAGCATCAAGGGACCGTGCTGCGCCGATGCGGACGGTGCTGTGGTCAAGGATGCCGATTGGGAAAGCAAGGATGGTCATTACAAGGTTTACTTGCCGATCGGCGGTGATGCCAAAGATGGCAGCGAATGGGTAGACGTTCCTGATGAGACTGTAGTCAAGCAGCCGAACCTCTACGGCCGCACCATGGTGTGGACGATGTATTCATCCATGTACGGCGGTCCAGTAAGGACGGCGATCCGCTGCTTCATGCCTGGGAGCATGGGTTGACAGCCGCAGCACCGTGCAGCCGCATGCGCTGGACCAGCGACGAGGACGCGGCGCTGCTGCGCATTGATACTGTGCCACGCGACTGGCTGGATTCCGTGGCCCGCGTGCTTGGGCGCAGTCCAAAGGCTATCACTAATCGCTGGTATACCCTGCATGGCGGCAGCCCCGTGAACCGCATTGAGCGCGACGCGCGTATAACTCGATTGTACGGTGACGGAGAGAAGGTCGTGTACATCCGCGCGCTGTGTGGCGTGTCGACGACCACAATCTTGTCCGCGGTGCGCGCCGCTGGGCTCGCAGTGCGCACCAACCATCGGTGATCATAATGAAATTGCACGCGACGATGGTCCCCTATTCCGGCACGGTCGGCGGCGGACTGCGGCTGATCGATGAGGACGGCCGCCTCCGTTTCATGGTGTCCATCTTCGGCGCTTCCAAGGGGATCACGAATGAACAAACGTCGGCGATTGCGAGCGCGCTGATCAAGGGCATTCCAGAGCCGATCGAGGTGCCGGAGCGCTAGATGGCGGGATAGGAAGGAGCAGTCATGGGCGAGCTAATCGGCATGATCATCATAATCGCGGTTGTGATTTGGATCATTGTCAGGATTGGGATATGACCCCAGCCAAGATCCGCGGGTTCGGCGTCGAGATTAATGGTGTGCTGCAAAATGTGTCTTTCGAGTCTGGCGCAATTATCTCGACATGCAGACCATACGCAATGATCAGGATTTCGACGATCGCGCTACCGTCAATGAGGAAGCACACAGGCTTGGAGGCCGGTAGCAAATGACTGTGTTGGCGATAATCGTAATTTTCTGCATCGCTGTTCACGTTCTTTTCCCGTGACCACTTTCTTCATCTGTGTAGCTGTCTACTTCGCGATTCCAGTGGTCGGCATCTGGATTTCCGGGCGTCAGCTAATGTGGCAGGGCTGGGTGCTGTACTGCTTGCTTTGGCCCGTCTGGTGGCTGTTTGCGGGGCCGGAAGAATTGCCATGATTTTGTTCGCCGCAGCCGTGGTGGCTGGCGTGCTCTTCCTCCTCCTGATGTGGTTCATCACTCGTTGGGACGCGGCGGTCTGCGGTCCCGACGATGATGAGCACCGCGACTACCTCAGGCGATGTCACCCGCGCGACTGGTGCGCCAAGCCATGGGAATGATCGGGCTGCTCGTATTCTCGGTCGCGATGTTCGTGATATTCATGGTATTCTCGACGACCGCGCGGCGAGGCTTGTAGCGCTATCGTCATTTTTGGAGAGTACCTTGGGCAAGCGCAACTGGTTCTGGGATATCGAGGAATGGCTGACTTATGACGACGATGGGAAGGCTCATGTTCGATGGACATTCTATCTGTTCATCGCTGTACTGATACTCGGTGGAATCGTTGTGTGGTTCATCACATAAGCGCCACGGCGCTCGACATTCCTCACGTAACTTTTTTCACTCACGAACGTGACATGAAAATGTTACGTGGCATCGACCAGTAAAATCACCGCGCAGTCTTACGCCGACAGGACCGCGCTGTACCACCCCGTCGGCTATGAACGATAAATAAGGGATAGGACACCATGGCAACACCGATCACCCTCGACGACGTCGTCGCCGCAGTCGCGGCCGAAGACACCGTAATCAACTCCGCGATTGCTTTCATCGTCAGCGTGCCCGGCCTCGTGGCCACGGCGGCAGGCGCGGCTGGCATCGACCAGACCAAAGCCACCGCACTTGTCACAGACCTGACCAGCCAGACCAGCGCCATCGCTGCCGCGCTGGTGACGGGGACACCTGCCGCCCCCGTGCCGGTCCCGCCTCCGACACCGACTCCGGTGCCGCCGAGCCCGCCTCCCGTGCCAACTCCGGCCGTGGCAGCCAACGCCGCCGCAGCCGTGGCGGCGATGAAGAAGAAACTCGGCATCAAGTAGTGAACTGCTGAAGGAAGACCGTCACATGACGCAACATCGCAGGCTCCTCAACCACAACAGCAAAACCGTCACCGACCCTCTCGCCAGCCTATTGGCTGACATACAGGGCCAGACGGGCAAGCTGCATGCGGCTGTCGAGTCTGCGACGGCGCCGCCAGCGGCGACCGATATCGCCACCAAGGTCGGGTCGATCCAAGGGACCGCCGACACCGTGAGCGCAGCAACCATGGCGATCACCAATGCGCTTGCGGCCATTTCCGCCGACGTTCAGGCTGACATCACGACCGAGATTGCTGCACTGCGGCAGGGCGCGGCTACCCTGACCGCGGCCGCGGCGGATATCAGTACCGATGCTGACGCTATTGAGGCCGATGCGGCGACCATCGCGGCCCAAAAGGGCGCCCAAGCCTCACAACCGGCCCCACAGCCGGTTCCACCAATTCCGGCACCCATCCCCGCCCAGCCACAGCAACCGTCCCAGACGCCTCCCGTGGCCTCCAGCGGCATATCGTGGCCGAGCTTTACGGGTTCCGACCGGCTGGTCGGGGCGTCCAAGTCCGGCATGGTTGCCGTCTACGTCGATGCCGCGCTGGGCGCCGAGGCCACCCAGAACGCTGTGGATCTGCTGGCCGACGCCGACCGCATCGTCACCATGAACAATACGATCTTCGGCAAGACGCAAAAGACGCCGGTCAATGTCATCCTGTTCGCGATCGACGCCCAGACCGATGGCTCCGGTGGCGCCGATCACATGGGCTGCGACTGGAGCAGCGGGTCGGATATCGAGGTCTGCGTTTCCTATGGCGATAGCGCGCGCTGCTCCGGCCTGTTCATGGCCGAGTTGTGCGAATGCGCCATGAACAACAATCTGTGCGGGCTGTCGACCGGCGAGACATTGTCGCGCTGGTGCGCGGCGGTGGCCTCGAGCAACGCGCTGTCGGATTTTGCCACCGCGCCGACGTGGCAGCAGGATGGCCTGCAGAACTTCGTTGATGCTACCGACCCGACTGATAACAACCCCGACTCCATCGGCTGCGGGATGGCGTTCCTCTCGTATCTGCTGCATCGCGGCGCGACCATGCCGCAGATCGCGCAAGCCATGGTCAAGCTGGGGGATGCAGGAACGCTGGCTGCGCTCTATGCGGCGCTGAAAATGGGCGACCGCGGGTTGGCGTGGCCGACGTTCGGCGCGGCCGTCAGCGCGTTGGGCAATATCACCGACGACGATCCATTCGCTCAGGTCGCGATGGCTATGCGCGCGCACGAGCATGTCTAGCATCTTCGATCAGTTCTCGCTGCTCGACGATGCCCGCGCCAGGCGCCAGATCGAGGCCGCGCACGCCGCGCTGATCTTCGATCAGTGGTCGCACGATCCGGCCCGCGCCGAGCGGCAGATCGCGGCAGCACTCAATACGACATTTGACGCTGCCTATTGGCAGGACGACGTGCGCGCTCTTGCCGAGATCGACGCCGCGCTCTCGGGCGGCGGCGGCGGAAACTATGTAGCGAAGGCGGTGCATCTAGACGGTGGCAGTTGCCTGTATTGTGGCAATCTATCCGTGTCACCGACGAACGATAAATTCACTTGTGTCTTCTTCGTCAACAATGCGACATTTAGCAACGGCGTTTTTCTAGCGGTAGATGAGTTGAACAGCCCCGCTCTTCAAGACATTTACTTTGACAGCGCGAAGGGCCTCTTGCCAGATATGGTCGATGCGACCGATCAGCTTGGGTTGATGTTCCAATCGGGACTGGCTCCGCTAACATCTCCGGGCTGGCACTCGGTTCTATTTAACTGCCAGACGAATTTTTCCGCAGGGAACAAGTTATTCCAACTGTATGTTGACGATGTCAGCGTTGGAACATTGGTCCAGGATGTGGACGCGGCCTTCGACATGCCATTCAATGGCTTGCCGATATACATCATGGGAAGCGGTCTTCAGGGCGATCTCATAGGAGATTTCAGTAATGTCTGGATCGCCCCAGGTCAGATCGTTGATTTCAGCGTGACTGCCAATCGTCGAAAGTTCATCACTGCTGCGAACAAGCCGGTGAACTTAGGTGTTGACGGTTCTGCTCCGACCGGAGTGGCTCCGGCGATATTCTTCGCAGGTGACGACACGACGTTCGGCACGAACGCAGGGTCGGGGGGCTCGTTCAAGCTCGTGCAGTCGCTGTACACCGATGGCTCGGGAACTGGACGAAACGGTGCCGGACCTATTGCGGTTACGGGTGCGGTGGCTGGCAAGTCGGTTGCCACGGTGTGGAGCACGAGCGGTCCACACGGTCCACACGACATCAGTGGCAGTTTCGAGTCGGTCATTTCCGTGAATGACCAGATTCAGCAGACGGCCAGCACCGATCTCTCCAGTGACTTTCTCGCTATTCAGATCGTGCAGGGCACCATGGCCAACGCCACCACAAGCCCGAGTGATTGAGGACTAGCCGATGGCCCATCCCATTCGCTGGCTCGGCGATTCCTTGGTTAATTTCGTTACAGGATTAGGAACACAAAAAGACCCGACCACAAATTCATTCTACCAGCTCAACCTCTTAAACCGCAACGATCTGGAGAACGCCTACCGCGGTGACTGGATCGCGCGCCGGGTGGTGGATGCGCCGGCGGAAGATGCGACGCGCGAGTGGCGCTCATGGCAGGCCAAACAGGCAGACATCGAGAAAATCGAGAACCTGGAGAAGAAGCACGACCTGCAGCGCAAGATGCGGCAGGCCATCGTGCGGGCTCGGCTGTACGGCGGCGCGGCGCTGGTGATGGGCGTCGAGAACGGCGAGATTTTTGAGCCGGTCGATCTCGACACGGTTGGTCTGAACGACCTGCGCTTTATCGCGGTGATGAACAAGTACGAGCTTTCCGCAGGCCCACGCATCTATGACGTCGAGAGCGAGTGGTACACCCGCCCGGAATACTATGCGGTGTCAACGCCGATCGAGGGTATGGACCTCGCACGGACACCGAACCTCGGCCAGGTGCAGGTGCATCCGTCGCGCGTGATCGAGTTTTCGGGCAATGAGTTGCCTGACTGGCGCTTGGCCCCGCTCGGCGGCGGCTGGGGCGACAGCGTACTGCAGTCCATGGACGAGATGCTCAAGGACTGGGGCCTGACCATCGGCGGCATCGCCAACATGGTCAACGACGGCAAGATGGATGTCGTGAAGATCCCGCAGCTTTCGGAGAAGCTGACCACCAGCAAGCATCTTGGTAAGCTGATCGAGCGCTTCACGCTCGCCAATCAGGCCAAGTCGTCGATCAATACGCTACTGCTCGACAAGGAAGAAGACTGGGACCGAGTGCAGACCAATTTCAGCGGGCTGCCGAATTTGATCAACGCGCTGATGCCGATCATCGCGGGTGCGGGCGGCATCCCGGTATCGCGGCTGATGGGGCAGGCCCCCGGCAAGGGCCTCAGCCACGCCACGTCAGGCGGCGAGAGCGATCTGCGCAATTACTACGACGACGTGACATCGAAACAAAAGACGGTCTATTCGCCCGCCATGGCCACGCTGGATCAGGTCTTGGTGCGCTCGGCGCTCGGAAAATCCGATCCCTCGATCTATTACGACTGGACGCCGCTATACCAGCCCGACCCGAAGGAGTTGGCCGACATCGCCTTCGTCAAGGCGCAAGCGACCAACCTCGACGTGCAGATGGGCCTGATCAACGAGGATGCACTGCGCAAGGCCCGCGTCAATCAGCTGATCGAGGACGGCACCTATCCCGGCTTGGACGAAGCGATTGACGAGTTCGGCATGGAGCCGCCGCAGCCGACGCCGGAAGAGATCGCCGCGCACGCCGCGCTAATGGGCAAGTCGCAGGTCGGGCCCGACGGCAAGCCGCTGCCGAAGGTGCAGAACTTGCCGGGCGAGCGGAAGGCGCTGCCTAAGCCGGATACGGCGATCACAAAGGATGCCGCGCCGCGCACCCTCTACGTTCGCCGTGATGTGCTGAACGCCGACGCCATCGTGAAGTGGGCCAAGGCGCAGGGCATCGCGACCACTTTGCCCACGAGTGATATGCACGTGACCGTGGCCTTCAGTCGCCAGCCTGTGGACTGGATGAGGGCGGAAGAGGTCTACGACCGCGATGGTCAGCTGCTCGTGTCACCCAGCGGGGTGCGCATGGTTGAGCGCTTCGGTGATGCCAAGGACTGTGTCGTACTGCTGTTCAACTCTGGCGCACTGTCGCGTCGCCATGATGCGCTTGCGGAGATTGGCGCGTCATGGGACTGGCCCGAGTACCAGCCACACGTGACGATCAGCTACAAGGTGCCGCAGGACTTGGATGTGACTAAGATCGAGCCGTATCGCGGCCCCATCGTGCTCGGACCCGAGATATTCGAGACGGTTAACGAGGATTGGAAATCGACGATCAAAGAGGATGCGATGGCGTGACCGAGCAAGCTAAATGATCGTTGCGCAGGACAATTTCGCAGACGCAAACGGCGCGGACCTCTTAAAGGAGCAGTGAGGCATGACTGTTCAAGACGACATCGCAGCCATCAACACCAGCCTGACTAGGCTGAGCGCTGACAAGGAGGCGTGCACTGGGTTTCTGACGTCCTACGTCCAGCAGTTCAACGCGCTGGCACAGTTGGAGTGGGGTGGCACCGCGACGCAGGCGAAGGTCGAGGCGGCGATGACGAGCATGGCCGCGATACTGACCACCTACGTTCATCACTTCGATGCCGTGACGATGGACTTGGCGCAGTTGAATGCTCTCGTGGCCACCGCGACTAGGCATTTGGTCTTCGCTGATGTTATCGAACTTGTGTGAAGCTTCCACGTCGCCACACGCATGAGCATCCACGCGCGCTGCCTGTGCGGGCCTCCTCGCGGATTGCCGGCCATCCAAGTCCAAGACGCCGCCCGCTTCGATCCCACCGGCACCTCGGCGATCCGAAGCAAGTTCAAGTCCGACATGGACATGCGCTGGAACAGGCTGAAGAAACTCACTGCCGCCGCGGTCGGCAAATACGGCCAGTCCAGCGTCGAGATGATACAGCATTCCATCGTCACCGGCGACGATCCGATTCTAGCGTTTCAGACCTGGCTGGACGAGGCGCTGCGGCAGGTGGTGCTCGGCTACGACGGGAGTTGGACCGCCAAGTATGTGCGGGGCGCGGCTGATGCTGGCAGCAAGCACGCTTTTGCCAACGCACCGACTGATGCAACGCCAGCCGACCGCACGCCAGCGCTGCAAAGCCTGACCGTCACCGAGCTCCAAGGCATCGCAGAAGCCGTCAGCCAGCAATGCGTGCGCGCCTTCGGCAATGGCCTGATGACGCATGCAAAACCGACCTCGATCGCGCAGGCTACATCCGTCGTGATCGACAAGGTCGGCAAGAGCCGCGGTCGCGCGCTCGCCGAGTTCATGGTGGTCCGCGCCCATGCCGCCGCGACACTGGACGCCTTTCGTGCCGCTGGGATTTCCCACGTCGGCACGGTGGCCGAGCGCGTGAGACCGGTGTCGCCTCCCGACGACCTCACGCGCGATGCCAAGAAACGGAAGCATAACCTCAAGGGGCTTTATAACGTTCTAACGGCAGCCGATGATGAGGTGTGTTTTCGCTGCCAAGAAGCGTCGGATGATTCTCCCTATACGCTCGACGAGGCGGAAGAGCTTGTGCCCCTGCACATAAATTGCAGATGCGCGCTGGTGCCGGCAGATGATAGGCGCTTCGCCAGCGTGCGCGATGCTTACGATCCTGATGAAAGCGTCGCTCGTAAGTAACCAGCTTTGTTTCTGTTACTAGCCTGCTCTTTCCATGTTGCCCAACGACAGTTGCTTAGCTCGTAGTCCCCATCTTTGTCGGGATAACGGTCTATCGAGTCTTTGTCTGGAGGACATTCGCCCATGTCAGCCAGAAAGTTTTCAAATTTGTGCCAGCGCTTGCAAACTTTTATGCCGCGCCCTCCGTGGTATTTATGGTTTTTGTCATTGTTTGAAATTTCGCAGCGCGATCTCATTGCAACCCAAGCCACATATTCTTTTGTTCTGGATTTTCCGTGTGTAGTCGAACGTCTCTTTATAGAGATTGCATGAACCTCGCTTGCGTAACAACCGCAACTGACAGTTCTTCCAAGATTGCTGCTTGCTACAATAGTGATGTTTCCGCAGTCACATCGACACCTCCAAAGGGCACGACCACTTGGCCCAGCTTGCCGGTCAATAACTGTCAAGCGTCCAAATATTTTTCCGGTGTGATCTTTAAAATTATTCTGTCCACGTACGGCTGTTGTCTCACGTCGCAGACACCCGCAACTTTGCGTCAAGCCCGTTCGTAAAGATTTACTGTCGGCGCTCTTTTGCTTGCCGCAGTCGCATCTGCATAACCACTCAGAATTTTTCCCGCTACCTCCGCCTATTTTTTTAAGGACAACAAGACGGCCGAAACGCTGACCACCGATATCTATTAAAGCGCCCATGAAGTTGTCCTTCCCAAAAAACAGCAAACTGCTGGATGGAAACTCTATGCGCGTAATACGCATAAAACAAGGCACTTCTTTAGGTTAGCGAATGAGAGCTAGGAAAATGCCAATGAACTTATTCGATACCTTCATCATGGATTCTGTTCGTCGCACCAGTGACGGATATCTCACGGCGTTTGCCCGCGTGGCACGAACAGGTATCCAAGAATACAAAGGCCATGAAGTGGGCAGGCCTGATATGGAGACGGTGCGCGTCTATCGTCCTGCGGAAGAAGTATTTGCGCCGGATGCTATGAAGTCGTTCGCGCATCGGCCAGTGACGCTAACCCATCCGCGTGTCCCCGTCACCGCCAAGAACTGGAAGAGGTACGCTGGCGGTCAGACTGGCGGCGAAGTGGTGAGGGACTCTGAATTTATAAGAGTCCCCCTCGTGATGATGGATTCCAACCTGATCGATGCTTACGAGAAGGGCGGCATCAAAGAACTATCGATGGGCTACTCGACCGAGCTGAAGTGGGACAAGGGCATCACCACGGACGGCGAGGCTTACGACGCGATCCAGACCGAGATACGCGGCAATCATCTGGCGCTAGTGCCGACAGCGCGCGGCGGCGATCAGCTTCGGATCGGTGACAAGACCTCGGCTGATGATCCTGACGACGATGAAGATGACGACGATCTGCTAGACGCCGACCTCAGCGCCAAGGGCCGCGAGAAAGAGGCCGAGTCCGGCGCAGCGATGCCTGACGGAAGCTTTCCGATCAAATCAGCCGAGGACGTAAAGCACGCTGCAGAGGACTGGGGCCGCGCTGGCTCAAAGCCCGACGTCAAGGCCCACATCATCAAGCGCGCCAAGGCGATCGGCGCCGAGAGCTCGTTGCCGAGCACGTGGACCGGCGATGCCAGGCCGCCGGGGCGAAAATCCAAGCCAAGGCAATGGCGCGATGCCGAGAAAGGCGCGCGCGTCAAGCTCGACGATCCCGGCGATCACAACCACGGCAAGGTCGGTGTCGTGCTTGGACAACATCCCACCGATCCCAACCGAACGCGCGTCAAGTTCGGCACCATGACCACCTCTCATCCGCAGTCGTGCCTGACCGCGTATGACGCCAAGTCCACGGATTTGATTTCCTGCCCGGAGTGCGGGGCGGATGTTCCTGCCGACGCGGACGACTGTCCGTCGTGCGGCCACGCCATGTCAACCTCAACAACCAGAGACGGAGATATCAACATGAAGACGATCACGATTGACGGCGTTCCGGTGAACGTAGCAGACGATCAGGGCGCAGCGATCATCGATCGCCACGTCACGCAACTGAGCGAAAAGATCAAGGACCAGAAGGCCAAGATCAAGGACGCAGAGGCCGCGACTGAAAAAGCCAATCAACTGGTGAAGGATTCCCAGACCGTCATCAGCGTCAAGGACGGCGAGATCGCGGTCTTGAAGAAGAAGGTCGAGGACGCGGCGATCACGCCGGAAAAACTCGATGTCATGGTCAAGGACCGCATGGCGGTGATCGATCGCGCTGCGCTGCTACTCGACAAGAACTTCTCCTATGACGGCAAGAAGGTCGAGGACATCCGCCGCGCTGCAGCGACCAAGTATCTGGGCGATGCTGTCAAGGACATGACCGACGATCAGGTCATCGGCGTATTTCTCGCGGCCACCAAGGACGCGAAGGACAACAACAGCGGCGGTACGCAGCCGCTGCGGCGCGCGCTCAGCCACCAGACCCACACCATCAGCGATGCGGCCGCCGAGCGAGACCAGTCCTACGAGGACTCGGTCAAGCGCCTCGCCGATGCATGGAAGACGCCTGCGGCCCGCGCCGCCGCAAGCTAACCCCCGTTCAATTCTTTCAATCAGGAGAAAATTCAAAATGTCTCAACCAGCTCCGGTCCAGTCGACCTATACCCGATACATGACGCCCGCCATGGCTGGCATGCCTGCCAGCATGACGGGCTGGGATGTCGACACCAAACTCTGCCAGGACGATAGCTCGCCCCCGGTCGGCATCGGCTTCGGCCTCGCCGTCTCACAAGGCAATGACTCCGATCGCGCCGCCATCCTCGGCGTGCCGAGCGGCAAGGCGTTCGTCGGTATCACCCGCGCCAGGCAGGACCAGCCCAACCTCAGCACGGTCTTCACCGACAAATACTTCGATGGCGAGAATATGGGCGTCCACGTTCGCGGCGACATTTGGGTCGTGGCCGAAGGCGTCGTGACCGTCGGGGAGGCCGTCTATGTCAACACCACCACAGGCGCGCTCGGGCATTCCGGCGGCACCGTGATCAATGACGCGCGCTGGATGACCTCTGCGCTCGCTGGCGGGTTCGCCGTCGTGCGGCTTGGCGTTGCCACCGGCAACTCAGACGCCGGCTAACCCCTCAACAGGAACAGAAGGAAACTTTCACCATGCGTCTCAACATGTTCGATTCCCAGCAAGCGCTCGGGTTTCTGACTCAGCAGACCTCTTACATCGAGAAAGAGGTCTACAAGATCCAGTACCCCGAGATCATCTATCAGCAGCTGATCCCGATCGATACTTCGGCCAACGAGTGGGCCAAGTCCGTGACCTACTTCATCATGGACCGGGTGGGGCAGGCTGACTGGTTCGACGGCACCGCGACCGACATGCGGCTGGCCGACGTCAACCGCGACAAGCGCGAGCAGACTATCGAGATGGCCGGCATCGGCTATCGCTATACCCTTGAAGAACTCGGCCAGGCCATGATGATCCCCGGTCTCAATCTGACCGCGGAACGTGCCGAGGCGGCGCGCTTTGCCTACGAGTCGTTCATGGACAAGATTGCCTATGTCGGCAACTCGTCCAAGAACTTCACCGGGCTGATCAACAACGCCAACGTGACGCGGGTCAGCGCGATCGCGGATGGCACAGGTTCGTCGGCGCTGTGGTCAGCCAAGACCGCAGACCAGATGGTGCGGGACGTCCAGGGTGCTCTCACGGGCGTTTACGAGGGCTCCCTCACAGTCGAAATGGCGGACACCGTGCTCCTGCCGATCGATGCCATCAACACGCTGTCGATCTCGCGCGTTCCCAACACCATGGAGACTGCGCTGAGCTACCTGTCAAAGAACAACCTCTACACGTTCACCACCGGCGGACCTCTCACCATCCGCGGTGTGCTTGGCTTGGGGACCGCGGGCAGTGGCGGCGTTGGGCGGCTGGTCGCATACAAGAAAGACCCTCGGGTGCTCAAGATGCATATCCCGATGCCGCACAAGTTTCTGCCCGTTTGGCAGACCGGGCCGATCACGTTCGACATTCCTGGCATCTCCCGCACCGGCCCTGTCGAGATTCGCCGGCCCGGCGCGGTGCGCTATGTCGACGGCATCACCGACGGCACCACGCCGTAATACAAATGGACGGGATGAAAATTCCGTCCATCAAGTTTTCCCCAATTAGAAAATAGCAGGAGAGCCCCTTTGCGCTACGACATCCATAATCCGACGCCTGCGCGGCGCGTCATTCACGACGGCATCGAGGGCAGCCAGCGCCCGATCACGATCGAGGCCGGCGGGGATCGCAAGAACGTGGCGCTGAGCGATGCGGTGGCCAAAGACCTGATGGCGCGCGCCAAGGCGGCGAAGGACGCCGAGGTCGTGCTGACGCCATGCGAGAACAATCCGCCGGAGCCTGAGCAAAGACCTCTGGATCAGAATTCATCCGCTGGCATGCGGCCAGCGCCTCAACATCCAGGAAAGCGATCATGACGATAGAAACAGTAAATGCTGGCCACGCCGTCGATGCCTCTGTTGTTCGTAACTCCGGCATTAAGGAAGAATTGTCAGCCCACGGCACCTATACCGCTGAGTGCTACGGGCCGGACGGCGAATTGAAATGGCGGGATACCATAGACAACGTGGTATGCACCGAGGGCAAGAACCTTGCATTTGATACCTTCCTCGCCGGCTCGGCTTATACTGTTACAGGGCCTTATATGGGCCTGATCAGCTCGGTGTCGTACACGGCTGTGGCAGCGACCGACGTTGGCAGCCAGATTGATGGCACCAATGGTTGGAAGGAGGCCGGCGGCACCAATGCGCCGACTTACACCGGTGTCCGCAAGACCTGCGCATGGTCCGCAGCCTCCGCAGGGGCCAAGGCGCTGTCCTCTGCGCTCGCCTTCGCCATCACTGGCACCGGTACCATCAAGGGCAGTTTCGTGCTGTTCGGTTCTGCTGCCGTCACGACCAAGGACAACGCGGCTGGCACGCTATGGTCCGCCGGATTGTTCACCGGCGGCGACAAGACCGTGGCCAACGGCGACACAGTCAACGTGTCCTACTCCACGAGCATGTAGGATTCTCGGCACGGCAATCCTTCGCATCTCGTAAATCGTAAAAACGGAAAGGCGCAACATGAAAGTTTTGTATATTGCGGAGGTGCAACCGTGAGTCGCCAGTATTTCATGGATACGCTGGCTGATCCTCCGCTCGCCAACCTCACGGCGGTGACGGCGACGGTCGAGACGATTCTGTGGAACGTCTCGAACTATACGCCGATCAACGCCAATGATGCGCGTCCCGGCAAAATCTACAAGATGACGGCGGGCGGCATTGTCACGTTTGCCACTACGGGGCTCATCAGCGTCACGCCGAGGATAGGATTGACCGTGGGTGCCGGGATTACCATGGGTGTGACGCCCAACCCGGTTAACGTGCCGGGCACCATCGAAACCAACGTCCCTTGGACGATGGAATTCAACATGGTGTGCCGAACCATCGGAGCACCGGGCGCGAACTCGACCTTTATCGGCACGGGTTGGATGAACATTGCCGGACTGGCGACAGCCGGACAGGCCATTTCGATCGGGTTCGGAGGCACCGTGGCGACGGCGGATGCTTCGATCGCCACCGGCATCTGCATCGGCTGGACGTTGACCGTGGCCGGATCGATCACCCCGCAATATGCATTCATCCAGAGCATGAACTGAGATGCCCCTCGGGGATCTCGGCTCGTCGGTCTTCGTCGCGGGGTTCCGTGGTCCACATCCGATGCTCGATATGTATGTTCCGTCGTCGAAGATGGCGAAATATACCATCAGCGGGGTTACTCGTAATTCGGCCGGTGTCGCGCTTGCCGGCTGCGTTGTCGAAGTATTCGAGACAGCTTCTGGCCTATTGCGGGCCGTCACCACGTCGGACGGCGGCGGCAATTACAGCGTGGACATCACCAGTTCGGAGACTGGCCTCACTTTTTTCGTCAACGCCTATCTGAAAGGTGGCGGCGCGCCCGACCTTGCGGGGACTTCGGTTAATACCTTGATTGGAGGACCCACCATCGCTCCGCGTCTTTGGGCGTATGTAGGAGACAGTGTTACCGCCGGCACCGGGTCCACTGCCCCATTTGGTTTTCCGCAACTTGCTATTGAGCATGCCGGGACGCGAAACGTCTCGCTTTTGTCCACCACTAACGGCACCGGCGGCCTGACAATGGCGCAGGTCGCGAATAATATTCCAGCGTTTATCGCAGCGGGCGCAAAAGGCATCGTGATTCAGGGCGGCATAAATGATGCAGTTGCGAATGGTAGTGCCGTCGGCGTATTTGCGGCTTCAGCGACTACAGCCATAGGGTACTGTACCGCTGCGGGTATTCCCTGCGTGATGATGACGACGACGCCGACTTATGCAGGAACAACGGGCGGTATCAATACCAGTACCGTTCAGGGCCTAATCTGGCAATACGTGCAATGGGTGCAGAACAATGCTCCCGGCCTCGGCGCGACCGTGGCTGACGCCTATACCGCTATCGTCGATACCCCAGGTCCAACTGGGCAGATGCAGGCGCAATACAGTAATACGGCAACCGGCGGCCTTGGCGATAGCGAGCATCCTGGGCCGCTCGGCCATTACGCCATCGGCGTCGTAGTCGGGGCAGCTCAGGTCGCTGCGATGGCGGGAATGTCTCAAGTCGTCAATTATGCGACGCTAAACAATATGCATCCCAATGCCTTGAACGCCGGAAGCGGCAGTTTGCCCAATAGCTGCGCATATGCGAATTTTGGCGGAACGACGTCAACCACCTCGATCATTACAGACGTCAGCGGGTTCTTGCCGGCGGGCAAATGGGCGCAGGCTGATACGAACAACGTCAGCGGCTCTAACTCGCTGAACACCTTCCTGTACGCGATGAACGGTTCCGACTGGACCGCTGGAGATGTGATCGCTTACGGCGGTTATTTCCAGATCGAGGATACGGTGGGCAATTACAAATCCGACCTATTCAACAACCTTTCATATGTCAATGTCGGTCTTTTCTTCGACGGGGCGGAAATCAGCGGCATTTCGATATCGGGGCCAAGCACCGGGCCATCACTTCAAGTGTTTAAGATCGGAAGTGGTGGCGTCCTTCAAATGGGTCTGCAATACAGCTTGAAAACTGGCACCGACATCAAAATACGTATTGGCAACATGTACGTCTATAACCTGACGAGGCTCGGGTTGCTTGGAATCGTGTAGTGCCCGATATTTTTCTCTATCCGGGCCAAAAAGTCACCCGCGACATCATACTGCGCGCCCCGACTGCAGCCTTTGCGGCGGCTGCCGAGGCTGCCACCGCAGCTGATGCGCCTACCGAGACGATCGTAACTGCGGCGACCAATACCGAAGCCGCCAGCGCGATCGACGCGCCGACCGAGGTCTTCGTCACCGCTGCGACCGGCACTGAGACCGCCACCGCCAGCGACGCTAGTTCCGACATTGCCACCTTCGCGGCAGCAACCGCTGTTGACGCTGCATCCTCACTGGACGCGCCGACCAACACCGCCATCATGGTGGTGACGAGTGCCGAGCCATGTGCTGGGGTCGATGCTCCATCGGCAGTCGCGAATGTTCTTGCGGCTGAGGCAGAGCCAGCCACGGCAACCGACTTGCCGAATGGCTCGGCCAACTACGCGCCAATTGCGGTTTCAGATGGCGCGTCCGCTGCCGATACGCCGTCAGAGGTTTTTGTAACTTCGGCGACGCTAACTGAAACCGCATCAGGTAACGATGTCGAGTCCGATATCGAGTCCGAGTTCGCGGCAGTTGCCGAACCTGCCACGGCCTCGGACATCCCATCGAACCTTGTAGCCTTTGCGGCGACTTCTGCCGAGGCTGGCTCGGCAATTGATAACGTCTCTGATCTCGAGACGGCAGCGGCCACCAGCCTTGAGACGGCGACGGCCGCAGACCTGCCAACCAGTGTCGCCAACGTGCTGGTCGCCTGCGCCGAGGCCGCCGCTGGCAACGATACCACGAGCGTGGTATTCACTACCGCCGCAGCGGTATCCGAGGCGGCATCTTCGACCGATACCGCATCGGAGGTCTTCACCACCGCCGCATCGGCCACCGACGCCAATGCGGCCACCGATACGCTATCCGACGTCGCCACGTTTGCGGCCACCACGGGCGAGACCGCAGCGAGTTCAGAAGCCTCCTCAGTCTCTGCCAACTTCGTCACATCTGACGCAGAGATAGCCACAGCAGCCGATCATCCGTCGGACGTTGCCACTATCCTTGCCGCAGTCGCCGATGTGGCTGCCGCTGCGTCCACCGTTGACGGGCCTGTCAATTACGCTGCGATATTCATCGCTGAAGCCGCGACAGCGACCGATACCATTGCGGACTTCGACGCGACCTTCGCAGCCGTTGCGGAAGCCGCAGCGGCGACCGATGTGGGCTCCGAGGTTTTTGTCACCGCTGCCTCGTCGTCCGAAACGGCGACGGCCATAGGCTCGGCGGATACTATCGAGGCCTTCGCGGCCGCTGGATCTGAGGCCAGCAGTGCCATTGATGCCGTCTCCGACCTTGTCACGTTCGCAGCCGTCGGACTGGAGTCGAACGCCGCCTCCGACGCGGTCTCCAGCATTTCCGCGCTCGTTGCAGCCGAGACCGAGGCTGGCAGCGCCGCTGATGCACCGAATAATACGGCCACGCTGCTGGCCGCCAGTCTGGAGGCAACCTCAAGCTCTGACACGACGGTCGGCGTCGCCTCGGTTATTGCCTCCGGCAGCGATACCGGAACTGCGACCGAGATCGTATCCGATGCCGCAGCCTTTGCCGCGACCGGCAGTGAGCCAGCATCCGCAACAGAGACCGTAAGCAATATCGCCGTCTTGGTTGCCGCTGAACAGGACGGCGCATCCTCGGCTGCCACCTCGGACGGGCCGACGAATTACGCCGCGATCTTCTCGGTGGAGACTGCCGCTGCGGCAGAGGTCATCGCCGGGGAGGCTGCGGAGTTCGCGGTCGATACAGACCAAGCCGTGGCGGCCGAGGCGATGTCGGCGTCTGCGGTATTAGCGGCAACGGTTGGCGAGCCAGCCTCGGCAGTTGATGCAACCGACAGAGCTGAGACCTACGCTCTCAGCGAGGCCGACGCGGCTGCGGCCATTGAGACGGTCTCCGAGGTCTGGACTACTGCGGCAACGGTTGCCGATCCAGCGACCGCAGCCGACAGCGTGGACCATACGACCGTCCTGTCTGCTAGTGCGGCTGAGGCTTCTACGGCTGCCGACGCGATAGATAATTCCGTGCTGTTCGCTGCGATGGCGATTGAGCCGGGATCATCGGCAGATGTCGGCTCGGCTTCGACTGCCATAGTCGCAGCACTGTCCGACTTGACGGTGGCAACAGACACGGTTTCCGAGACCGCAGTGCTGGCGGCTACCGGGACTGAGACTGCCGCAGCAACTGATATTCCAAGCAGCGTTGCCAACTACACTGGCATTTTGGTAGCCGAGCCGATCGCGGCAAGCGACGCCCTGTCTGCTGCGGCAGTCGTCGCCACCTCCGATGCTGAGCCAACCTTGGCCAGCGACGTCGTTGCCGATATCGCCAGCGAGTTCGTCTCGACCGGCGAAGCAGTCTCGGCTTCAGACGTGGCGACCGCCGCCGCAACGCTAATCGTCACCGCTTCTGACGCCGTTTCGGCAGCAGACCATTCTACAACGATCTCTGGTGTCTCACTCTCCGTTGTCGAGCCATCGGCTGCGGTAGAAGCCTCAACGCCGGTCGTGACGTTCGGTGCAAGTGCTGCAGCAACGGCTGAGGCTGCCGACGTATCGTCTAATATCGCGATCCTCGGGGTCACTTCTAGCGAGGCAACGGTAGCCTCCGACGCCCAGACCGCTGCAGCCAATTACGCCGCGAGCCATCAGACGGAGGTAATGGCGGCAGACGACGTCGTCAGCGCCACATTTGCCTCGCTGGCCTCGATCATAGAGGCGGTAGCAGCTTCTGATATCGTCGTAGCAACGGGCATAACATGCCAGCAGAGCGATGCAGTTGTCGCCACCGCCAGCGTGGACGCCAGCGTAACACACTTCGCTGCTGTGATGGAGACAGTGGCGGCTAGCGACATAATCATATCAGCTGGC